AAACGCGTACTGACCATGGGTGCATTTTTATGTACGAGAAAGATTTTCAGCGCTATGGATCACGAAAGTACACTCCGCCAGAATCAACAAGCATGAGAAGTATTATTCAATGTGATAGCAACGGAAATTTCATACAAAAATTCAAAAGCGTCCAAGAAGCTTCAGAAATGACAGGTGCTAATCGCACGACTATTTCCGGAGTTTTAAGCAAAACATATAAATCCGCAAACGGCTTTATTTTTGTATATGAAGAAGATTTTCCGATAAAAGATTTGAGTGATTATCAAAAACGAAAAAAAGGTAGAAAAGTAGCTCAAGTAAATCCTGATACAGGAGAAATATTAAAAGTGTTTAATAGAATATCGGATGCAGGAAAAGAATTAGGTGTGTGCTACAAGGGCATACACAAGGTAATCGACAAACCTGATAGAACTGCATTTGGATATAAATGGATAAGTCAATAAGTTAATACCGAGATAAGGCTATAGAATAAAAGCTATAGCACATTGTAGAGCGTAGGGATTGAACCTAGGCTCTTTTTTATTAAAGAGTTTAGAATATAATATCCCCAAGAGTATCCGACATCCTTATGGGATGAAAATGTACGCCGAACTTATAGGAAACTATAAGAACTATAGGATAAAAAGCCTATAGGATAACATTAATTGACATACGCAAACCAAGTACGTCTCCTTACTATGAACATCCAGTCCCTTGCATCTGTTATCGGACAGGGCTTAATCGCAGCAGTTCTTCCGGGAATCAAAGCTCTTAATGCCCTGATGTCCAAACTTATGCAGGCAGCAGAAACATTCAGAAACTTTATGTATGTTTTAATGGGTAAAAAAATCAAAGGATCTACCAGCGGAGTTGTGAATGATCTTGCCGGACTTGATAACGCAGCAACAGATCTTAGCAATATGGAAAATGCCGGAGATGACGCAGCTTCCGGACTGGACGATGCTACTTCATCAGCAAAAGCTCTGAAGAAAGCTCTTTCTGTTCTTCCATTTGACGAACTGAATCAGCTGACAGATAATTCTAGTTCATCCGGTTCAACACCTGGTACCGGAACAGGAAAAACCGGCACTGGAACAACGCCTTCATTGGGTCTTGGCGGAATCACGGACCAGATAAACGATGCTCTGAACAAAGAAGAAACACCTATCAATAAATGGGCTGAAAAAATCCGCAAAGCTTTTCTTAACCATGACTGGAAAGGACTTGGAAAGACCATTGCAGATATGCTTAATATCGGAATCCGGAAGATTTATGATGTTATAAGTTGGAAAAATGTTGGCCCTAAAATCACGGCTTTCACAGATGCTTTTACAGAAACATTTAACAGTCTTATTGATAATATTGACTGGAATTTAATGGGACGAACGATAGGCGCCGGACTTAATACTATAGTTAATACCATGAATCAAATCCTTGATGGGATTGATTGGTATAACTTAGGAGCTAAATTTGGAGACGGGATTGCCGGTATCGTAAAAGAGGTAGATTGGACTAATCTTGGAAACCTTATTGGAAATTCATTTATGAAAGCCTGGGACATGTTCGCTGGCTTGGTAAATCATCTGCCCTATGCAGATATCGGAAAAGCATTTGCTGATTTATTAAATGGAGTTTTCAAAAAAATTAACTTCACAAACATAGCACACGTATTAGCTACTGGTTTAAACGGTGCGTTTGATTCTCTTAAATCATTTACTGTAAATTTCAAATGGGATGATCTTGTCGATAACATTACTGGCGGCATCACCACATTCATACAGCAATTTAAGTGGAAAGAAAACGGTCAGAAGCTTGAGGAATTTATAGATAACCTTTTGACTTCTCTCGTTGATATCGCAAAAGGTGTTGATTGGGAAGCTTTCGGACATAATATCGGCGTTTTCCTCAGTGAAATAGATTGGCCGAAACATTTGTCACAAATCACAACAGTTCTCAAAGAAGTATTAGGCGGAATCTGGGATGGACTTGGAACTACATCAGCCGGAACTTTTATTCAAACTATAGCAACATTTACTGTTGGAATGAAATTAATGCCATTTGTAAATGCAATCGTAAAGTTTTTTACTGGGGATAGTGTACTTGGCAAACTGTCTACTGCTGTTCGGGGAATGCTGGGGCCAGCATTAAAATCCGCAGCTTCAACAACGATTCCTGCGTTTGGATCATCACTTGCAGCTCTTGTAGGAACCGGTGGCGGAATAGCCATTGCCGTAGCCGGAGCGGTCCTGCTCACAAAAAAACTTGTAGGATTATTTGAAACAATGCAAGGCGGAAATGGAATGACTACTCAGTACGGCGGTTATCTGCATGACTATGCTGCAAAACTGAATGAATTAACCACAATCACAAATGATCAATCAGAAGCCCTGTGGAAAATGATTGAGAAAGATGAAGAACTCGGTAAATCTCATGACGAGATGTACTCTGATATGATTGAAAAGCTTAAAGAATATGGAGTTTCAACAGATCAGGCCAAAAGCGCCCTTGAGCAATATGGGGCACAGGCAGGCGTTTCTGCTGAGTTTATCGATAGTATGACAGATAAGATTCAGGCATTAGGAAACGGCTTTTCTGAAAGTACGGGCCAGATTGATATGTCTTCTCTTAGTGCAAAAGAAGCTATTAGCACGCTTTCTGACACTTTGTACCTTTTAAGCTTAAAAGGTGATGAATTTAGTGGTACATATATCGGCGTAAGAGATCAGTTACAGAACACTGGCGGAAGCGCTCAAAGTGCAGATGAAGCTTTAAAAATTGTGTATAATGCACTTCAAAATGCTGGAGTTCCACTTGACGATTTAAACAAAAAATTATCAAAAGACTTCCCAAGTGCTACCGATGCCGTAACAACAGCAGTCAAAAACAACGTTGTTGGAGCACAGGAAAAGATTTCTTCAACGATGATGACCGCAAGTACAGATACAGAAAAAGCAACAAACAAAATGGTGGAAACAACCACAGATGATTTTGCCGAGATTCGAAAGCGGGCAGATAACTATATGAAAGGTGTTGATACCAGTACGGTAACTTACTGGGGAAGCTCTTCCCGTGAAGTGACAAAAAATCTCCGCCAGATGAAGATTGATGCAAGTACGGAACTGGGCAAAATGGACGAAACTGTCCGCAGCCACTTTGGAAGCCAGTACAGAATCGCTTTTGGCAAATGGCAGAATCTGGGAAGGGATATATCTTCTTACATCCGGGGAACCATGAACACGAGCATCGGCGGTGCGATTGGCGGCATAGTTAATACAATCAGTCGAAATTTCGGAAATATGTACAGTATCGGGCAAACCGCTATGCAGAATCTCCGAAACGGCATGGAGTCAATCAACATCAGAACTCCACATATTTCCACTGATTGGCAAGAGGGACAGACCCACAAGTGGCGGTACAATTCGAGAGTTGACTGGTATGCTAAAGGTGGTCTTTTCAATGCGGCATCCGTGATTGGTGTCGGTGAAGCCGGAAAGGAAGCAGTCCTTCCGCTGACCAATAAACAGGCCATGAAGAGCATTGCTGACAGCATCACCGGAAACATGCCGGACGGAAGTATTGGACTGAGTAAGGAAGAAATGACGCAGGCGGTAACACAGGGAGTTGCCATGGCAATGATGAACCTGAACGCCGGTGGAAGCTCATCTCCGCAGTACATTTCCAACACGATCAATCTGGACGGACGTGCTTTTGCGAAAGCTATCACAAAAGTCCAGCAGGACAACAACCGGCGTAAAAATCCGAGTCCGGCATGGTAGAAAATCATTGCTATTCCTGCTAGATTGCGGTATAATAAATGAGTAACAAGTAACACCTATATCTTGTTATATTGTGCGAAAAAAACAAAATATTGAGCAGACTTTTAAGATGATATTTACTTGGGTTGAAACAGTGACCCGTTTCCCGTGATACCGTCTTGGAGTCTGCTCTTTTTTTGCTTTATAGAAGGGAATGAAGCAAATGAAGCCATATGGATTAGTTGACAGAAATATTATACTCAACAAAAATCTATCGTTGGAAGCAAAAGGAATATACGGCATATTGATGAGTCTTGATGGAACAGACTTTGAACTGGATGAAATCTGCGAATGTGTTTCAGAGGGCAAAGAAGTTGTCGAAAAAGCTTTAAACGAATTGGTAAATCATGGATTTATTTCATTCGAAAAATAATACGGTAAAACCAACAGGCTAGACCGATCATCGAAAAGCGGAAATGCCTTGCCGCCTGCCTGTTGATTTACATACATTCAAGGCATCTTATATACGAAAGGCAGGTATTTTTCTATGGCAAAATCTTTTAACTACCGTAAATATTACAAAGACTATTATGGGATTGATTTTGGAAAAGAATTTGATATTCACCATATAGATATCAACAGAGAAAATAACGAAATCAATAATTTAATCTTGCTTCCTAAAAGGTTGCATCTTAAATATCATTATAGTTTGTCTGGATTATATCGTGTT